TCCCAATCTAAATCTTTTCCCTTCTTTTTATCTAATAATTTTTTAAAAGATTTACGCTCTTCTTTAAAATCATAGCCTGTTTTCATAAGCTTTTTTCTAGCTTTTAACATAGCTCCCATTCCTAAAGTTTTTAATGTCATATGTTTGGATAATAATTCTTCGGAGTTATATAAGTACTAGCTGAAGAACCATCTTCTGCTAACGCTCTTGCTAACTCGTCTTCATACAACAATTTCATTTGTTGTACTAATTGTGGGTTAAATTTTTGTGCTAAATAAAATGCAAGTCCTGAAACCATACAAGGTACAAATCTGTATGGAATATTTGTTGCATCTGTGTAAGTTGCATCTGCATCTTGAAGTCTTTTTACATAATAAATATGAATATCTTTAGATGCATTTGTTGAATCTGATGTTGGGTAAACGGTTAAAGTTGTTTTGTCCACGAATCTTTGAACAAAATATTGTGCTGGAGTTCCTTTAGAAAGTTTGCTTGATAATGCTGAGTAAGCAGATCTAGCTATTTTTGTAAGAGAAGAATCAGATTGACCTGTTGCTGTTCTATCAGATCTAAGTGTTGCTTCAAGAATATCCGCTACACCATAAACGCTTGCTGGAGCAGTTGTTGTTGAACTTGTTCCATCACCTGATGCTCTGTAAAAAGTATATTCAGCTTGTCCTTCGATAACATCAATATTAGTTTCAGCTACTTCCCAGTAGTGCAAACCTCTATTGCCCCATTCTTGAAAAAGAACGTTTAAAGATCTTCTTGCTGTTTTTAATTGATATCCAGAAGTTACTTGTGAACCTATACGCTCATAGGCTTCATTGATAATTTCATCAACGGAAAACGTTTTGTCAAAAGTGACTGTTCCAGAAGTAGTATTCGCCATGCGCTACCTCCTAATATAGCTTCTTAAATTCTGCTACAATTGTATACATGTTCGCGGCATCAGCTGTGCCTGGAACAACTAAGTTAACATCACTTTCATTGGTATTTGATGATTTGTCAGTTTTTATTCCACCAAATTCTCTAAAGTCCCAATAACCTGTTCCTGTTAAACCGATAATTGGAATATCATCATCATCGTCTTCTTCATCTAAACGAGCGTATGAATCTCCACCATCACCACCTTGACATGAAAACCATATTCTTTGTAATACTAAGTGAAGACAAGATGCTCCGTTCTCGTTTGTTGCCATTGCTGAAACATCACCAAAAACTGTAGTTGCACCTGATCCGTCTGATTGATTTACTATTTTAATGACCACTCTTGCATCATTTTCTTGTAAGATAGTTGGTCCTGTTACTGTATCTGCCATAATCCCTCCTTAATTAAGATTACTAGATGGGGCCGAAGCCCCATCATATTTTATTTATTAACCGTTATTGTAATCAAAAGCTGCGCCAGTGATTTTAATAACTATTTTACCTGCTGTGTAAGCTGCTTCAGTAGCATCTCCAGTAGTCAAGTAAAGGTATTTTTTACTTAATGCCGAAAGTGTTGATCCACCATCAGCAGAAACATACATACCTAAAGTTAAGTCACCATTATTAAGTAATACTGTTCCACTAGATACTGCTGCATTTTCTGCATCAGTTGCTGTAGCACCACATACTAAATTAATATCTGGGTCTCCACCTGTTGGTACTTCTAAACATGCAAATTCTATTTCAAATGGAATACCATTAACTCCAGTTGTTAGTTCTGCGATGTAAGCATTAGCTGCTCCACCATCAGTACCAATAATATCATTTGCAGCACCACCAGAAGCTAATCCACCATGTAGATCAACTAAAATTGTAGTGTAGATAAGACCACCAACTTTATTAACAAATGTGTTAATTGCATCATCAGCAATACCTGATCCATGCGCGTTAGGTGTAACTTTAAAAATAGTTGCTGCTGTACCTAAACTTGCATTGTTAGTGCCTGTTGAAGTACCTGCTGCTACAATGTTGTTTCCAGTGCTTGCAACTTTTTCTACTTCCATACCACCTGCTGCTTTTATAACAGCATAATCTACAAATGCTCCTGTAGTAGTATTCTTAGTTGTTGCTTTTATATCGCCATCGGAACGTACTGTTCCATTAAACGTTGTTGTTGCCATTTTATAATCCTCCTAGATTATGTAGATCTAGTCTCTAGGCCGTCGACTATACGCGTCTAGATCTAATTAATAATTGTATAGTAATTTTTTATAACGTTTTTTTGAATGAAGCGCAAGAGATTATGTGAAGCGGAATGCTTTTTCCTTATATAGCTTTTTTACTAAGTAGCTACTGAAACTTGTGCCTGTGAGTCTTCGATCTTATTAACTCTGTGAGCAACCTTGGCTTCTTCTAACTTAATCTCAGTAACGATTTCTCTGATCTTATCGTCAATTTTAACCATGTTAAGAGTATATCTACCTGATTCGTTATACTCTTGCTCCCAGCTTAACTCCAAGGACTTCTTTTGTTTGTATAGGTCTTGTGTCATATACAATCTCCTCATAGGTTATCCACTTACCTTTTTTATTGGTAAATCCATCAGACTCGAACAATACCTCATTTTTTCCTAGTTTGTCAAGGATAGATTGTTCAATACTTTCAGCATTATCTTCAGCCATTACAGTGAAGTCTGCATAATGCCCATGGTAGCGGATTTGTACTCGGAAGTTTTTCATAGTCTAATTCTTACTTTATGTTTCAAATGAGGCCGTTTTAAGGCGGCCTCATTCATTTACTTATTTACTTATTACGCACCTGGTGATCCGAAGATACCTCTCCAGTCAGACCAGCCGAAGCTGTATCTTTCTCGAGCTTTGTATCTCACGTTACCAGTTTCAAAATCGCCTTCCATGGCAGTTTTGATTGGTGCTCTTGTGAAGTGTTTAAGTCCATTTGGTACATCTGTTTTGATAAAGAATGCATCAGTGTCAGTTAAGTAGTGGTTTACCGTGTATCCTTGTGGTACCATTCCCATAGACGCTACTGCGTTGATATCATTGTCAGCTGTTCCAGTTCTACCTACAGATTTCATCAATCTTTCAGCAGTAAATTGCAAAGCAGAAGGAATAATTAATTTCATTCCTTTAGCCGCAATTTTCAGACCACGTTCATCAGTTAGTGCTGCAATGTCAATCATTGCTTGCTCTAAAGATGTTTCGTTAAGGTCTGCAGCAGTAGTTAGTTCATTTTGCTCAGTGCCAGCAACAATTACGTGTGCTAGTGAACAAAGTTCTAAACCATCTCCGCCAGTGTATGAACTGTTAAACGCTCTGTTAAGAACATTTGCTGCTTTAACTTGTTTAGAATTAGCCATAGATCTAGCTAATGCTTTTGTATATCTAGACGCAAGTCTGTCATACAAGTTATCTTCAATCGCTTCTTCAGTGATTGAAAACGCTAAAGCAAGCGTTTCGTGCGTGTAACGAGCAGTGAAAGTTTCTTGTGCCGCATCGTAGTTGACACTTCCACCTTCAGGTTTCACAGAAGCGTTCGCAAATCCAGATAACATAACTTCTTCTTCAAAAGCTCTGTCTGAATTTTCTGAACTGAAAATTTCTGCGTGTTCGTTAGCGTAGTTTTTGTACTCCAGGCCAAATAGTGCATTTAAACCTGGCTCTAGTTCTTTAACTAGTTGTGATCGTGATATAGCCATAATTATTTATACTCCTATAGTCCTGTTATTAGTTTATATGCATGTTCCCCAGTATTCGCAACTATGTAAGCGTTTGAATTTGCCGCTGTTAAGTCAGAATTATCTGGATCTTTAGAAGTCCCAATTTGAGTCCACGTACCAGTAGCTGTAGTTGTATAAGTAGAAGAGTCAATTTCTGCACTTGATTGTCCAGTAGTTGTACTTCCACCTGTACCAACGTGATCATGGTTCGCATGATTATTGTTAGCTACAGTAGCCGTGCCATCGTGTTGGCCTTCATATATGATTTGAGGATCTGCATAGACGTTAGCAACTATGTCAGAAGCTGTAATGCTTCCTGGATAGTATGCTTTCCATGTAGGTTTACTTGTAGTTGGTTCTGTATAGAAACAACCGTTGAACGCTCCAAGCATTTGGACCGCACCGACTGCACCTAATACAACT